CATGAGGTCGATGGGCTTGGCCCCCGCGATGCCCACGCCCTTTTCCGTCGGCGCTTCGTACGCGCCTGGGAGGCATCCCCACGTCGAGAATTCGCGCGTCCGCGGGCGGCTGACCATCGCATACACCGCCCACGACGCAGGCCCGTCCCCGACGAGGCGCGGGCGCTTCTGGATGATGGGGATGGGCGCGAACGTGGCGCGTCCCGCGTTGCGATAGGCCTGCTCGTAGGCGCCAATCAGATCGTGCGACGTCATGGCGAGGATCCACCCGCGACACCGCGACGCCCATGCCTCGACGAGCGCGTGAACCTCGCTAGGCGCCATCGCGTCGTAGGCGATGGCTGTTCGCTCGGCGCCGTCGGGCAGGTCGCTGCCTGCGATGTGGGCGTTCGTGGCCTCGTGCGTCCGCGCCCCGTAGGGTGGGTCGGTGATCACCGCATCGACGCGATCGATCTGCGCCAGCGCATCCTGCCAGCGTCCGAGATACAATTGTGCCGTCATACTCTCCCTCGTCGACGTGGGCGTCAGGTGCCGCCCATTTCCCTGTAGATTTTCTGCACAAGGCCCCAATCGCGATCGGTGAATGCGCTTTCGGGTTTGCCCTTGCTTTCGCTCACGGCCCGCTTTGCGCGGGCCCACTTCGCCTCATCACGTTGGCCTGGCATTAGGCACCTCCGTCCTCGGGAACATCGCCCGGTGCTGCTCCACCATCCGCAGATAGCTGGCGACCAGCGCACGTTCCGCGTCTCCGAATTCTGCCTCGGGCTTGCCCGATGAACCCTCGGCGAACATCACCGCGGACAGCGCGTGGATCTCGTTCTCGGTCATCGCCGCGAGCTCGTCCGGCGTCGGTCGTTGTCGCATATATCCTCCACCCTCGACGGTATCACGGACAGGTCAGGTCGGACCCTCGGTGTCGTGTAGTGCGATGACATCGGCATACCGCCGTTCCTGCTTCACCCGCTGTGCCGCAGCGCATTCCTCGAGCGTCAGCCCAAGCAGCGTGGCGCACTCGCTGAGGCACCACAGGACGTCCCCAAGCTCGTCTCGCACCTCTGCGAGCGTGATCGTGTCGCCCTCGGTCAGCGACCACCGTCGCACGGCGTCCGCGACCTCGCCTGCCTCCGCGCACAGCCACAGGGCCGCCATCGCCTGCCGGTCAGTCTGGGGCGCCCACGGCTGCGTTTTGCGCAGGCTCGACCGCGCACATCGTGCTTGTAGGTCATCCAGCGTCGTCATGGGCCTCCCTGGGCAGCTTCGCGTTGCCGCGTGCGTGGTACACGATCAGGGCCCCGCAAAACACGCGCCAGCCCGCGTCCAGCGTGGCGCTGTCGATGGCAATTTCGCTGACGCCCTCGCCGTCGATCGGGACGTGAAACACAAGCCCCCCGTCGATGCACGGCGTCGCGTCGGGGTGGGTCAGCCACAGGTGTCTATATGCAGACAATTGGGGCACCACCTCGTCGTGTGCGCTCTTGCCCGTCTTGAGATCGGCGACGAACCACCGACCGCCGCGCTCCACGATCATGTCGAGCGTCCCACCGTAGCCTGGCAGGTCGCCCATGCGCCACGGCACGCTGTCGACGCTGTGGGCAACCTCGACGGCGACGACGCGGTCGCAGGTCGCTTCGATGTGGGCGATGGCCCGCTGTGCGCACTCGGCCACCTTCGCCGCCTCGGGATCGGACACGTCGACCACGACGGGCTCGCCGCGGAAATGCGCCTCGACCATGGCGTGCGCCCGCGTCCCGAGGTCTGCCGCCTTGTCGCGGCGAGAAAACACCGCAGCCCTGCCGAGGATCCTCGCCTGGTCGGGCGGCAGCCCGTTGGCGCACGCCTCGGCCGTCGCCTCCGCCGCTGTCGTCGCGGCCCACCCGACAAGCGCAGGCTTGTCGAGCACCCCAAGGACAGTGGTCACGCCGGGCAGCTTTGCGCCGCCGGTGTCGCGGTACTGGCGCCGCGCGGGTTTTGTCGGTTTTGTCGTCATCCTTCGTTCTCCCATGTGAGGCAGATATGGACCGCATACTGCTTCGGCTCGCCCTTCTGCTGTTCGTAGCACCATCGGATCGGGCCTTTCGGACCATCGTCGACGCCGAAAAAGGACGCCACCTCGTCGCGGATCGACTTGAATGCGCCCGCGAGGTTGTCGTCGTCGAGCATCCTTGGCGCGATGCGGACCAGCGTGCAGATCGTCGGCGGCCTCGACAGGATCGGTCGTCGGTGCGCGTGCATCGCCCACCCCACCGTGGCGCGTTCCTTCTTCGCGCGTGCTGCGCGTCGGGTCCAGTGGACACGCGCGTTCAGCGCCGCGCCGAGCTTCATTCCTTCGATCGGGACTACTGCGGTGATGATCACAGCTTCCCCTCCCGCACTTGGCGTCGGACCTTGCGCACCATCGTCAGCCCACACCCTGCACGTTCGGCGATCACTGTCTCGGTCAGACCGAGCGCAATCAATCGCAGGATGACCTCGCGCTTACGCTGTCGCTCCATCGCTACGGGGCCGCTCATTCCCACACCCGCACGCTAAGGGCCGGCGCGAGGTCGGGCCCAAAAAGGGACGCCAGCCGGTCACAGCAGCGGTCGTCGGGGACGGCGCGTTCTTGCTCCCACAGGCACACCGCCTGCCTGGTCACGCCGCACACACTGGCGACGTGCGCGAGGCTGTAGTTTCGCGCGACCCGCAGGGCGGCAAGGCGCTCGCCATCGAGTCGAATGCGGCGCGGGCCGCGGTACCTGTCGATCACGTCATCACCTCGGAAAAAGCGCCCCGACCTTCCGACCGACAGAGGCCGATCGCACCACGCGATCGGTTTGCCGCGCTCGGGGCCACACGCGGCGGAATCGTCAAACCATATTTGCCACGGCCTCGCGCAATCGATCGATCTCGGCAAGCAACTGCTCACGAGACGGAGCATTTCCACTCATCGGAAATTGCTGCTGCTGTTTCTTGATCTTCTCCACGTTCCTGCGCTTCCATTCACGCTGCTTCGCGCGGAGGTTTGCTTTTCTCTCGGCGGCAAGCTGCTCGACGATCTTGGCGTGCTTCTCCACGAGGTCGATCAGATCGGCCCCAGTGAACCGCCACCGGCCGTTGTCGACGACTTGCTTGGCGGGAAGGTCGCCAGCGATGGCGCACTCGCGCAGTGCATGGGGCCCGCACGACACCACGCGGACTGCCTCCGTGGTCGTGTATTCCTTTTTCGGGTCAATCGTTCCGATGATTGTGATCGGCCTCATTACCTTGGGCAGATAGGACATGTTCGCTCCCTGTGTGCTGCGTTGCTGTTCACTCGCCCTGCGCGGGCTTGCGCCGGGCAAGGAACGCAGGCGCGGCAGCGGCAGGCTTCGCCGCAGCAGCACCGCCGACGGTGGGCGCCGCGGGCTTCGGCGCGGTGGGTGCCTGGCCGGCGACGGCCTCGCGGCGCTTGATCTTGTTGCGCGCCTCCCACTCGCCCTTCGCCGGCTCGACGTCGACAGCAGCGACGCACTCGCGGTGGAGCACAGGCGCCAGCGACGAGCCCGAGACGCCATACGCGGCGAGCATCCGCGTGACGTCGGCGCGGCCGCGGGCCATCACCTTGCCGTCAGCGTGCGCGACGACGTAGCGGCTCCAAATCTTGCGCCCACGGTGTGGGCTGTCGTCGTCGACGATCGTCTCCTCGATCGTGGCCATCACCGTGCTCGGGTTGTTCTTGCTCGGGGCCACCTTCGCCGACGTGCAAGCCACGCGGTACCGGCCGGGCGGCAGGAGATCGAAGGACGGCGCGTCCACCGTCGCGGTGTCGAATCCGAGATCCATGCTGTCGTTGCTGTTGTCGTCGTTCCAGTCGCTCATCGTCTGCCTCTGCTGTAATGCGGGCGCCTATCCCCCGCGGTCGGCTGGTGGCCCGTGACGTGGGCCAAGCGTGTCAATCGTCGTATCCGCAGCCGAAATCACCCCGCCGCAGATCGTCGGCTCTCACGTTCGTGTCGCACGCAAACTGCTGAACGCCGCGGTACCATGTGATCCGCAACCGCAGATCGCCCGCTGCGTCTGACGCAATTTCGTCGACCTCTACGCAGCCCCTTGCATCGCAACGCGGACACCCCCGCCACACCGGGTCACTCACGCTGCACCGCCGATCTTCGCCACGACCGCGCCGAGGTCGGCGGGTTCGTAGGCGTCAAGCTTCCCGCTGCGGTCCTTGGCGACGCTCCTTCCGTCGGTGGCGGTCAGCAGATAGCGCGACGCCACCTTGCCGCCCGCGCCGTCGTCCTCGTCGACGACGATCAAGCGGAACACCTCGTCGAACAAGTAGGGCAGCGCCTCGCCAAGCTTGGCGCCTGGCATCCCGATCGAATGGCTGACCTTGCCCGTCGCCTCGTCCTTGGTCGACGCCAGCTTCGCCGAGAAATACACGCCGCACGACAAGTCGCGGAAAGCACGCATGATTTTGACCATTTCGTCGGACAAGGCGCCATAGGCGGCCCTCGGGTCCTTCGATTTCTGCTTTTCCGCGGATAGGACCACCTCGGCAATCTCGGACACACTGTCGAGCACGACCCATGCGTATCCATGGTCCCCGGCACGAAGCTCGGCATACACGGCGCGGAGGGCTTCGATCGACGTGACCTCGACCACGTCGGCATCGATGTCGGCGCCGGCCAGCGACAGCAGCCCGGCCTCGGCAGAGATGATCAGGATCTTTCCAGTGAGCGATGCAATCAGCGTGGTTTTTCCGGCGCCGGCACCGCCATACACAAGGATCTTGGGGGCGCGGGCATCGATCGCCTCGCGCAGACGAATCTTGAGCGACTGCATGTCAGCCTCCGATCTGGGCGAAGTAGATGTCGACGGGAATGCCGCGTCGGGCGGCCTCGCGCATGATGGCGCGGCGAATCGTCGGGCAGAGTGTGTGCCACTGCATGATGTGTCTCCCTGTAGTGCGTGGTGCGTCAGGCGCGGACGAACAAGGCCACACGGCTACCGCTGATACGCTGCTTGCGCAGCACGCCAGCACGGACGAGACGATTGACCCGCGCATAGCTGGCCATGTGCCCACGCCCGCCCCACTCGTACCGGACGACGTCCATGATGCAGCAGCCGGGGTTGTTGCGAACGAAATCGACGACGTTGATCTGCTTGCTGGTCATCTGTGTCTCCCTGCTGTGTGCGGCGTTCGCCGCGGTTGATGAGATCACTGTAGCCCCGATCTGCTGACGTGTCAAGCGTGCGCTTGACGAAAGTGCAGATCAAGGCTACGGTGGCTTTAGGGCGCGACGCGGAACGGATCCGCGCGTGATCGGGAGGTGATCGGATGAGGGTGCTTGTCGCGTGCGAATACAGCGGAACGGTGCGAGAGTCTTTCCGTGCTTTGGGGCACGATGCGTGGTCTTGCGACCTTCTACCGACGGACAGACCGGGCCCGCACCATCAAGGCGATGTGCTCGACGTCATCGGCGACGGGTGGGACATGATGATTGCTCACCCGCCCTGCACCTATCTGGCGTCGTCGGGACTGCATTGGAACAAGCGCAGGCCGGAACGCGCCGCGCAGACTGAGCAGGCGCTAGCGTTCGTTCTCGCGCTCGCCAACGCACCGATCGGGCGCATCGCTATCGAGAACCCGATCGGGGCGCTGTCGTCGAGGTGGCGCAAGCCGGATCAAATCATCCAGCCTTGGCAACACGGCGAGGACGCGAGCAAGGCGACATGCCTGTGGTTGAAGGGCCTTCCGCCCCTCTTGCCGTCTGCCGTGCTCCCTGGTGGGCCGCGGGCGAGGCGGGGCAATCAAACACCAAGCGGACAAAACAAACTCGGACCATCGCCGGATCGGTGGAAGATCCGCAGCAAGACCTACCAAGGGATCGCTGAGGCGATGGCGGCACAGTGGGGTGCAACGTGAAACTCCGTGACTACCAACAGGCCGCGGTCGACGCGGTGCTCGCGTATTGGGAGCGCGGTGGGCTGCACCCGCTCGTCGAGGTGCCCACGGGCGGCGGCAAAAGTGCGATCCTCGGCGAGCTTGCGCGGGTGATCGTGCAGGACTGCGGCGGGCGCGTCGTGATTGCCACGCACCGCGCCGAGTTGATCGAGCAGGACGCGGCGGCGTGCCGGTGGATCTGGGGCGAGCGTGCGCCGGTGGCGATCTGGTCCGCTTCGCTGGGGCAGCGGGGCACAGCACCGATCACCGTCTGCGGCGTGCAGACCGTGGCCCGCAAAGCGAAGGACATGGGCGTGGTCGATGTGCTGATTGTCGACGAGGCGCACCTGATCCCCCCGGATGGCGACGGGCAGTACCAGACGCTCGTGAGGGGCTTGCGCGAGGTGAACCCCGCATTGCGGGTCGTTGGTCTGACCGCCACCCCGTACAGGCTGTCGCAGGGCTACCTCACCCAAGGCGACGGGGCCCTGTTTACTTCGATCGCCTACCGTGTCGACGTGGCGAGCCTGATCGCGCAGGGGTATCTGGCGCCGCTCGTGACGGGCGCGGTCGGGGCGCAGATCGACACCGAGGCACTGTCCGTGCGGGCAGGCGAGTTTGCCGCGCGTGACCTCGAGCTTGCCGCCGACGTGGCCACCGTGACCGAGCGCGTGGCCGAGGACGTCGTCGCTGCGCTGGACGCAGGGCGCACGTCGGCGCTGCTTTTCGGGTGCTCGGTGGCGCACGCGCACCATCTGGCCGCGGCGGTGCAGGCTCGAGGACGCGAGGCGCTTGTGATCACGGGCGACACTGAGCCCGTGGTGCGGTCTGCGATCATCGGTCGCTTCCGTCGACGTGCCCTGCCGTGTCTCGTCTCCTGCGACGTCCTAACCACCGGCTTCGACAGTCCATGTACCGATGTGCTCGCAATCGTGCGTGCCACCATGTCTCCCTCGCTGTACGTCCAGATCGTCGGGCGCGGGATGCGCCCGGCCGAGGGCAAGCGGGATTGCCTGGTCCTTGACTACGGCGGGAACATCGCAAGACACGGGCCCGTCGACGAGGTCAGGATCAAGCCCAAGACGGGCAAAGGTGGCGGCGACGCGCCGGTCAAGACGTGCGCCAACTGTGCTGCGGAGCAACCTGCGTCGGCGCGGACGTGCTCAGAATGCGACGCAGAATTCCCCCCGCCAGAGAAAAAAGCGAACGAGCAGGCGAGCAACCTGCCGGTGCTGTCGACGGGGGCCATCGACGGAAAGCGCACTACGTCGACGAATCACGCGGTGGGGAATGTTGAATTCTTCACTCACCGCAAGCGCACGGGCGACGGCCCGCCGACGGTGCGCGTGGACTACTATGCCGCGGAGCCCGAGGGCGCGTCATCGACGTGGGTGCCGACGAAGATCGCGAGCGAATGGATCTGCGTCGAGCATGAGGGCTTTGCCGGCGACAAGGCAACGCGATGGTGGGCGCAGCATGTCGGGACGAGGGCGCCGACGACGGTGGCCGAGGCGGTCGAGCGACTGAAAGCAGGCGAAATGCGCCGCGTCGTCGAGGTCGAGACGAAGCCCGATGGTGATTTCACCCGCGTGGTGCGGCTGGTGCAGGAGGCAGGGCGCCAGCCTGGTAGCGATGACGACGCGGGCGAGGCGCCTGCGCCAGCGCCTGTCGATCCTTGGGGGGACGATGACCTGCCATTCTGAAAAACAACGCCCCGGCTTTCACCGGGGCGGACACGTCGACGAGGGAGAAGCGGCGGCGTGGTGGACGTAGGCTAGCGTCGACAGCGTCGACGTGCAAGAGACAACGAGGGAGAAGAAAGCATGGCATCGATCGATCTAGCCCTGAGCCTCGCTGCGCGAGGATGGGCGGTGTTTCCTGTCGGCAAAAACAAACGCCCGATCATCGGCGAATGGACGACGAGGGCGACGACGGACGAGGCGCGTTTGCGCGATCTGTTCGCTGGGTACCCATCGTGCGCAGTGGGGATCGCGTGTGGGCGGGCGTCGGGCTTGTTCGTCGTCGACGTTGACGGGAACGGCGAACACCCGATCCACGACAGGCTTGATCCTACGCTGGTCGTCGGGACGCCTAGCGGGGGCTTTCACTACTACTACGCGATGCCTGACGACGTCGTCGACGATGACGTGTTGCGGAACACGCAGAAGGCCGAAGCGTGCCTCGGATATCCCGACGTCGACACGCGGGGGATCGGGGGCTACGTCGTCGCCCCGGGCAGCGTCACCGCGGGCGGGACATACGAGATCCTTTCCGACGTGCCGCCAGCACCGATCCCTACGTGGGTCGTCGAGGCCATGCGCGCCTACAAGCGCGCCAAGGCGGCGCCGCAGGCGCAACAGCGCGCGTCCCTGCCGATGATGTGGCGTGATGCCAGCGTCGCGCAGGAACGCGCACGGCGGTACGCGGAACGCATGCCCGGCAGCGTGTCGGGGCAAGGCGGGCATGTCGCGGCGATGAAAGTGGCGCGCGCGATCGTGACCGGCTTCGGGCTTGACGAGGGCGCGGCGCTCGATGTCATGCGCCATTGGAACGCCAAATGCTCGCCGCCGTGGTCGGAGAAGGAACTGGCGCACAAGGTCCGCGAGGCGGCGACGAAGCCAGACCCGCAGGGGCACGCGCCGGGGCATATGCTTGACAGGTTGCCGGCCGATCCCTTCGGCGGGGCGGCGATCACCGGCACCGAGGTCTTTGACGTCGTCGACGGGGAAGCGATCACCTCGGCACCGTCGGCGTCGGTGGCGAAACCTCGGCAATTCGTGCGCCTCCCCGAGCCCGATGACCGGGCACAATGGGATCTGCTCGAGGAGATCCGCGCTCTGGGGGGCCTGTGCGACACATTCCCGACGTGGGCATTGGCCGGCGCGGACTACCCACAACCGGGGCTTACCGTGGGCGCGTTGGTGGCGCTTGGGTCCGCGCTGGGGCAACGGCGGTGGACGTTCGAGCGGACGACGACGAGCGCGATCGTGGTGTCGGTGGCGCCCACGGCATCGGGCAAGGGGCGCCCGCAGCAGGCGCTACAGCAGGTGCTGCGCGAATGCTGGCCGGCGGCGATCGGGGCCAACGACTGGTCCTCGACGCAATCGACGATCAACCGCATCGAAGCGGCGACGGCGCAGGGCGTCGGGCTGCTACTCGTCCTCGACGAATACGGGCCGCGGTTGAAAAGCCTCTTTGACAGCCGCAACGGGCACCAGAAAGAGATGAGGGCGCTGATCCTGACGCTGTCGACGATCGGGACCGGGTCCTATGTCGCAGCGACGAGCGCGACGAAGGGCGGGCAGGATCGGATCATCCGTGCGCCTGGACTGACGATCCTCGGGTCGTCGACCCCTGCCGCGCTCCACGATGCGATCGGAAAGCTCGCCGTCGAGGATGGATTCATGGGCCGGCACTTGTGGTGCGAGGGCTTGTCGGTGCTCCCGAAACGCCAGCGGGCAGCGGCGGGCAGCGCGGCCATCCCCCGCGCCGTGGCCGAGGCGGTGAGGGCGTGCAGGGAGAGTCACGAGGCGTGGCATCGGGGGCACCCCGAGCTCGGGGACGCGGCGAAGGGCGATCCCTTGGCGCTCTACGTCCCCGAGGAGGCCGAGGACGCGGGCGCCGCGGATCTGCTTTTCCAGTACGGCGAACACTGCGACGATCGGCGGCGGCACCCTGTGCCGGGTGATGTGCCGCCCGCGCTGCTGGGCCGATGCGCGGAGCAGGCGACCCGCACCGCGCTCGCGCTCGCCATCCTGTGCTGCGAATGGCCCGCCTGGCCGCGCGTGACGCGCCCCATGGCCGAGGCGGCTATCAGGCTGACCGAGGCGTCGGGCTGGACAATCTCGCGCAGCCTGCGCGACCACAGTGCGCCAGCGTGGGACGATGCGGCCGGGCGCGTGGCCTACGTCGAGGCCGCGATCCAGCGGCTCGCCGATGCAGAGGGATGGTGCGACCGGTCCGACCTGCTGCGGGCCTGCCGGTCATTGGATGCGATGGCCCTGGACGCCACGCTGGCCCGGCTGGCCGACGAGGGCGGGCTCGAGGCGCACAAGGTCGCAACCGGAGGCCGCGGAAGGCCTGCAACGCGCTTGCGGCTGATCGGGTGATCGGGTAGGATCGGGGTGTCTCGGTTGGCTCTGGATTTCTTTCCGTTCCTTCCGAGGCACTACAAACGACGGGCCACGCGCGTCGTTTGCTAATTAGGAAGGAAAAGAATCGGAATGTCATTCCGAGGGTAGGTCTTTTTTTCAACTTGACCAACACCAACCGCAGCGCATCCTGCTGCGGTTTTTTCTTGCTTGCGCCGTCCTGCTGCCGCATAGTGCGGGAATGAACGAGCAAACAAAAGAAGCCTTTGCGAAGGCTAAAGCCATGCGTCCGATCACGGTCAAGGCTCAAGGTGCGGGAAGGTCGATGGAAGAAATCTTGCCGATGGTGATCGCTGCGCTTCGCCATGGTCCGGCAAAGCGGTCCGATCTGCTGCGGTCGTTGCGCGGCATGACTGCGGCGCAACTAGACACGGCGGTCGCCATGCTCCTAGCGGGTGGCGTGCTTGTTTCTCGCGCCCCCTCGGCCGGTAGTCTGGGGCGCCCGGCAACGGTGTTTGCGTTGTCGGACGCTGGGGACGCGGCGCTGCGATCGGCCTGAGCCGTCGTGTGCAATCCGGCGGCAGGAATGCACACGTCCCGCTGGTCGTTTGCATGGCGTGCCTGTGAGCTTGCGCGCGCTCCTGCGCCGCGCTACACCATCGACGGCAAGCGCGGTACCGGATGGCGGCGGGGGCATGGTGCCCCCGTCGTCGTTTGTGGTACGGTCCTTGGTATCAAGAAAAACAACGGAAGCGTAAATGGCATTCAAGAAAGGGCAAAGCGGCAATCCTTCCGGCCGCCCTAAGCTGCTGCCGGGCAAATTCACCCGAGCGGAAGCCTTGTCCGCGCTGGCGGACCTCGTCCCTGACGCGCTCGAGGCCCTGCGCTCGTGCCTGGTGTCGGACGACGAGAAGGTGCGCTTGCGGGCGGCCGAGCTCGTGATCGAGCGCCATCTGGGCAAGGTCGCCGAGGCGCAGCCGGTGCAGCAGGACGAGGGCAAGGTCGACACGGTCGATTTTGTGCCGGCGGTTGTGACGTCGACGGCGGCGGAATGAGCGACGCTGAACGGTTCCGCATGGCCAAGATCACGCTGGAACGCTGGCACGTCGACGACGATGGGAGCGTGCGCACCGATCGGGGCGTCGACGTGGTGACGGCATTCGATCATCGGGTGGTCGCCACCGACGCGGACCTGCGGGCGATCGTCGCGGTGCCCGAATTGCTCCGCTTGGCCGACGCCGTGATCGCCGCTGGCCCCGCCGTGCCGCAGCACGTCGCCCGGCTGGCGCACGTCGCGCAGGCGTTCGCGCTCGGGGAGATCAAGCTATGAGCGGCCGCGACGACGGGATCGGGACCATCGTGCGCGGCGAGGCTGTGATCCTCGTCCTTGGCTCGACACGGACGGAGATGTCGGCGGACGCGGCCCGAGCGGTGGCGACGCTGCTGTTGACGTCTGCCGATCTGGCCGACGGCCACGAGGCCACCGAGCACGACGCGGACGAGTCGACGACCTACGACCGGGGCGATGCGTGACCACCGCCCGGGGCGTGGCCCAATTCGGGCAGCGGCACCTCGAGGTGCTTGCCGACCGAGGGCCCGGGATTCGCGTGGTGTCGGGTGGGTATGGCAGCGGCAAGACGAGCCTCGGGGTGGCGTTCTTGCTCGACCTGGGGCTGCGGGCCGGCGCGGATGGTCCGATCCTCGGGTGTGAGCCCACCTATCCGATGGTGCGCGACGTCATGGAACGGTCGATCGCCGAAAACCTCGACAGGTGGGGCGTGCCCTATCGGCACTGGAAGCAGGCCCATATCTTCGAGATCGGGAAGGGGCGCAAATTCGAGGTGTGGTGCCGCAGTCTCGACAGGCCGCGCAGCACCGAAGGCATCAACGCCATCGGCGCGTGGATCGACGAATGGGAACTCTGCGACGTCGAGGCGTTGGTGCCCGCCATGCAGCGCGTGCGCGTGGGCGGTGCCCTCGAAACGCTGCTGACGGGTACCCCCGAGGGTTACGGGCCGGCGTATGACCTGATCTTGGCACGCCCTGCCCCGACGACGCGGAGCTACATCATCCGCACGTCGGACAACCCGTTTCTGCCAGCGTCGTACATCGAGGATTCGCGCGCGCGCCTCGGCACCGATGAAGCCATCTCCGAGAAGTTAGAGGGCGTGCGCACGGCGCGCGGTGGCCGCGTGTATTCGCGGTTCGTGCGCCAGACGCACGCGGTGCAGCCGTACACCGTCCGCCCTGGTCGAGGGCGGATTGCCATCGGGTGCGACTTCAACGTCCGCAACATGCAATGGCTCGTCGCCGAAATCGACGACGAGAAGCGCGTTGCCCACATCGTCGGCGAGATCATCAAGGAGGGCGGCACGACGACGGACGAGCACGCGGAGCGCGTGGCCGCGTGGATCGGGCGCTACCTCGAACGCACGCGCGGCCGACGCTACTCGCGCGACGAGATCGCGAAGATGAAGATCAACGCCTACGTCGACGCGAGCGGCACGGCGCTGAAGTCCACGTCGTCGCTGTCCGACGTGCACCTGCTGCTACAAGCGGGCTTTCGCCCGATCCACGGGACGCGCAATCCACCCGTGCGAGACAGGGTGAACACGCTGAACGTGCTGTTCCGCGACCGCCGCGTCACCGTCGACGGCGAGGCGTGCCCAACGCTCGTCAAGGCGCTAGAGACGCAGGCATTTGATAAGAGCGGCGAACCCGAGAAGAAGGCCGGCGACAAGGATCAGTCACACATCGTCGACGCGTTGGGATACCTGGCGCACTGGCAGTGGCCGGTGCATCGACCCGGCGCCACGTCGACGACGTCGAGCACGACGCCCACCGACGAATGGGGCGCGGTCGGCTAGCGGTTACATAACCGCGCGCGCGTGGTAGGCTTGATAGCATGATCATTCCCAACTCTGTCTCCGATGCCATCGTCGAGGACATTCGCAAGGCCGCCGGCGCGTGGACTCCCGATCAACTCGCTGCGCTGCTGCGCGCTGGGCGACGGACGCGGGCCGCCGACTACGACGCCATCGTGCGCGGGCTCGCGCAACGCTACGTCGGTGATCAGCAGCAGATCGTGAAAGGCGCGCTCACCAAGGCGTATCCCCGCACCGGCGACAAGATGCCCGTTGACCCGGTCAATTGGCTGCGGTTTTTCGCGCGGCAGGATTCGGGCGTCTACGCGACCCCGCCGAAGCGCACCCTCAGCGACGGCGAGGACGGGGCGCCGCTGCCCGAGGACGATCCCCGCACCGAGGCGCTTGAGGAAGCGATTGAACAAATCGGGATCGACGTGCTCATGGGCGAGGCCGAGCGCCGATGCGCGACCGGCGCGCGCGCCGCCGCTGTCGTCGTTGGGTATCGCAGGATCGGCGCCGAGGATGAGGGCAAGGCGGTTGCGCATCTCTACTGGCCGCACGACGTCGTGACGATGGCCCATCACTCGGCCCCCGACGACGTCGACGCGCTGTGGTTCGTCGCGCTTCGCCAAGCGACCGAGCACGACAAGGACGCGGCGCCGCTTTGGTGGGTGTGGTCGCGCGAATGGATCGAGGACGACGCGGGCAACCTCGTCTCGTTCTCGCCGTGGACGCACCGGCGCGTCAACGAAACGGGCACCATTGTCACGGCATCGGAGACCTACGAAGGCCGGCTACCCGTCGCGTTCATTCGCACCGAAGCGCCGGCCGGCGGCTTCTGGCCCGAACCTGATCGCGATGTCAGCGTCAACGTCGACCACCTGAACGTCGCGCGCAGCAACCGTCAGCACCTGATCAACCTGCAAGCGCACGCACAGCTCGTCTACTCGGGCACCATGCGCGACACGTCCGAGCTTGTTGTCGGCCCCGACGCTGCGGTGCAGGTGGCGACGGGCGAGACGCTGGCGTTCCTCACTCCATCGGCGGACCATGCGTCAATCGAGGCGAGCGCAACCCGTGACCTGCAAGAACTCGGCGTGTCGCGTGGCAACTCGCCGGACGCATACTCCGTCGAGCCCGGCGCGCCGCAATCGGGCGTGTCGCGCCTTATCGCCAACGCGCCGCACGATCAGCGTGTCGCCGAGATGCGACCAATCTTCGAAGAATTCGAAGAGCAGCACCTTCTGCCCATCGTGATCGACGTCCTCGAGCGTTTCTCGCCGACGGCGCCCGCTGATTTCGGGGAAGCCTACGTCGAGGTCGTGATGGGCACGGGCAAGACGTATGAGGACGACGCGATCAAGACGCAGCGTGTGCTCGATCTGCTCGCGGCGAAGGTCGTCGACGAAGCCGATGCCCGGGTGATGCTGGGTCTGTCAGGTTCGCGCGCTGAGGCGCAGGCGTACCTCGACGCGAAGGCGCAGGCCGTCGCCCCCGTGGCGCGCATCGCTTCCGTCTCTGTCGGCGGCTCCCCGTTCACGTCGGCGCGCGAGACCAGCGCGGGAGCGGGTGAGGAGTGAGCGGCGCCGACGCAGCGGGCCCCGAGGCAGACGCGGCAATCGCCGATCTGCGGGCGCTCGCCCGCGTGCTCGAGCGCGACTTGTTCGCCGCGGTGCTCGCGCTCGACACCGAACCGGGCGAGGCGACCCTGCTCCGTCGACAGACGACCGCCGCGGTGCTGCGTCAGGTCTCTGACCGACTGCGGCTCGCTGGCGAAGAAGCAATCAGCGTGGCCGGCGCGCGCGCCCTGGCGGCCGTGGAGGCCGTCTACGGTGCGCCCCCGTCTACGCTGCCCCTCGACGTGCGCGCCGAACTGGACGACATCATGGACCGCCAGATGGCCGACGTGGTCAAGGTCTTTGATGGCGCACAACGCGCGATGCGCGAAGCCGTGTCCCGCGGCGTGCTGACGGGCGGCAGTCTCGCCGACGTCGTCGCCGAGGTGCAGGAGGTGCTGCGCGTGACGAGCGTGCAAGCGCAGGCGGCAGTCGATGCCGCAGTGATGGCCGCTGGTCGCCGTGCCGTAATGGCCGCTGCCGCCGACATTGAGGACACCGTCGACCTCGTCTACGTCTACGTCGGGCCGAAGGACGCGAAGAATCGCCCCTTCTGCCGGACATGGGTTGGCAAGGCGGCGACGAACCCCGAGCGCCTGGACAACGGGCAAGGGCTCCCCGTCGACGACTACTGCGGCGGGTACAACTGTCGCCATTCGTGGGCGCCAACGCTCGTCGAGGACGCGCTAGCCGAGGGCTATCGCATCTTCGACACGAGCGGCGGACGCGATGACGTCGACGTAACCGAAACGCTACGATTGGCCCCAACTCTCGTCGAGGGGTGACCCATGGGGATCATAATTCGAAAATACGGCGGCCACGGCGGCGGCGGCGGACCTCCCCGGTTCAACGGCGACGGCATCGCGCGCCTCATCAAGGGCCTCGTCCCCGGCGAGATTCTTCGCCGCACCGACCAAGGGATCGGGAGCGATGGAAAGCCGTTCGCCCCATATCGGCCGAGGTATCGCAAGCATCTCTCCGACCTTGGGGAGGACCTGAAAGTGGACCTCCGCGTCAGCGGCGGGTTGATGAATTCGATCAAGGCGCGCGGTGCGACCATCGGCGCCGACTACGTCGAGGTCATCATCGCGCCCGACACCGGAACGTCGCCCGTGTGGACAAAACGCAAGGGCAAATCGGGACGCGCATCGAGAGCAAAGGGGAAGCAGGGCCCACCCCACAACGTCGTCGGGTACTGGCTCCACTACGGCACGCCCAAGATGCGCGCGCGGCCGTTCATGGGGTTGACGCCCGAGCAGACGGCGAAGTTGTGGCAGATGATTTCGCGCATCATGTGGCGACGATGACGGCTTGCGCGTTACATAACTGACGCTGTAGGATCGAACCATGACGACCACCTCCGCCCCCGAGGGCGCGCCTTCCTCCCCCGCCGCGGCCGATGCCGCGAATACTCCTGCGCCTGCTGCTGAGCCCGCCGAGGACCTCGCTGCGCTTCGTGCGGCCGCTGCCGAACTCGCCGCACTGAAGGCCGAGGGCGCCGCCGCGCGCAAGGCCGATAGGGATGCACGCAAGCGTGCGCAGGAGGAAGCAGAGAAGGCCGGCGAATTGGCCAAGGCCCTCGACGCGGCCAAGTCTCGTCTCGCCGAACTGGAAGGGCTTGAGCCACTCGCGCAACGCTGGCGCGCGCACGAGGAGAATGAGAGCAAGCGCCTCGACGCCGAGGCTGCTTCGCTGCCCGAGGCCGTGCGTGCGCTCTACTCCGACGCGTCGTCGGTGGAGGCGAAAGCGAAGGTCCTCGCCGCGTTTCGCGCTGCGGGCGGCAACGCGCCACCGGCTAAGGCGGTGGGTCAAGCTCCTGCGCTCGGTGCCCCCGCTGCCGTGAGCGCACCCGACGTCGAGGCCGCGTTGAAAGATCCGTCGGGCAAAGCGCTCGCCGAACTCAAGGCGCGCAACCCTGGCGCAGTGTCCTCGTTCTTCGCTGGCTTGTTGGGCAAGGCCAACACCAGCAACTCCCTTGGGGTCGGGCGGTTCTCGGCCCGCCCGACCAAGGCGCCTAACGCATAGCGCGCCACCAAGGCGCATGAGGTCCCGCAATGGCACAGACTACGTCCACCACCGTCGCTAACTGGCTCCTCACCGAGGTCATGTCGCAGATCGCGCTTGACCCGCTCCGGGGCAAGTATGTCCTTCTGCCGTTCCTCAACATGGCCGACATCTCGGGCCGTGCGACGAAGAACCGCAAGATCCGCAAGAAGTCCGCGATTGCCGCCGCTGTCGACGACACCGAGGGCACCGACTTCACGTCGTCCGCCGTCGCGCTGGGTGTCGCGAGCAACGTCACGATCACCCCGACGACCAAGGTTCAGGGCGTCGAGCTGACGACCGACGCCATCGAGCTCGCGCTCCCGGGCGTGCCGCGCTCGCAGGTTGTCGCCGCGATCCAGAGTGGCAACCCGGCCGCGCTCCCGCTTGTGCGTGACGCGATGACCGAAATCATCGAGGCGCACTACCTGCGCGCCGAGACCGACGCGCTCGCGCTGTTCTCGGGTCTCACCGAATCGGCGTCGTCCTCGGGTGCGAACCCGACCGCCGCGCCGCTGTCGTTCGCCGTCCTGCTCGATGCGATGTTGAAGTTGCTCGACAACAACCCGGCGAGCGAAGACCTGGTCTTCGTGCTCGACGAGGTTGGTGTCGCCGATCTGCGCACGCTCGCCGCTGGTGGCGCTGGCGCTGCGCTGTCGTCGATCTTCACGGGTGGCGGCGCGGGCGACCTCGCGTTTTTCAACCACCGCCCCGACGTGTCGCGCAACGGGTTCCGCGGCAGCTTCGCCGGGATCCCGATCTACGCCGGCAACAAAGCGATCATGGCCACCGCGAACACCGGCGCCGCCGACCGCGTTGGTGCACTGATCGTCGCTGGCCGTGGCGAGACCGGCGCGCCTGGCAGCGTCCGCGGCTTCGCCGAGATGGCCGAGCGCTACGAACCGTCGCTCGGCTTCCAGTACGACTTGGGCACGGACAGCCTGCTGGCCGTCGGTCGTTGGTGCTGGGCCGTCGGCGAGCACACCGACGAGCACGGTGTGAAGATCATCTACGACAAGACCTGAGGTCTGGTCGGATGAAAGAGGGGCCGCATTCGGCGGCCCCTCTTTCCTTTCCCTCGACGAGAGGCGTGGACAGTGAAGCGAAACATCAAACTCATCAGCATCAAAGACGTGAACGTGATCGACTTCGTCGATGGTGGCGTCGACCGCGAAGGCGAGCCGACCTCGCAGCGTCAGGCGTTGACGCGCATCCTCGGCAAGCGTGTCTCCGCTGTCGTCGACGGAAAAGAACACGTTCTCCCCTGCTTCCTCATCTCCGAAGTGGGCGAATGGCGCCTTGCGACTGCCGAGCGCTTGCCGAACGGCGACGAATTCCTTGCCTACGAACAAGACGTGATCCGGCGCGAGCATCCCGAGCGGATGTTGAGCGTCTGGAAGAAGGCGCAGGCCCAATTCATCTCGCAGTCCTCCGAGCGTCGGCGGTATGCTGAGCATCAAGCGGAGCAGGCGCAGGCGGGTGATGTCGCGAAGGTCATTTCTCAGATGGTGCGAACGGTGTCACAGCAGACGTCGACGCAGCCGCAGCGCAAGGGGGGCTTGAATGTCTGACTTGAAGCGCTCCACCGTCGAGAAGGCGGCCGAGCAGATCAAGAAGTCCAACCCGTCGATGTCGGCGGAGAAGGCTCACAAGATCGCCCGCGAGGGCGCCGAAAAAATCAATCGCGAGCGCCGCTCGAAGGAAGGGTGATCAATGGCCGTCCGCATCGCTGACTCCGTCCGCAACTCCCGCATCGACGCCATCCGCGCCGCCATCGACGCCGGCGCCGGCGCTGGTCTGCTGCGCATCTACAGCGGCAGCAAGCCGGCTAAGGGTGGCGTGCCCTCGGGCTCGCTTCTGGCTGAAATCACCCTCGCCGACCCGTGCGGCACGTCGTCGTCTGGCGTGCTGACGTTCTCGTCGATGCCGCGCACCGACACGTCGGCGAACAACACCGGCACCGCGGCGTTTTTCTACCTCGTCGACAGCACGGGCGCGTTCGTCTGCGATGGCGATATCTCGACGTCCGGAAGTGACCTCAACCTGACGACGACGTCGATCACGGCGGGCCAGCCTGTCGAGATCACCTCGTTCACGATCACCGACGGCAACAACTAATGTCGCATCCCGTCGACCCGTCGCAGAGCCTCGGGCACGCAGCGTGGTCGCCTGTGGCGGCCCCTGCGGGCGAGGATGGGGCCACGCACGTCTTTTGGTCGTGCGACGCCTGCGGGGCCATCGTGGGCTTTTGGCGCCCCGGTCACGGGAGCGAGCCCACATCCACCGAGGACGCACCGCCGGCCGATGTCGGGGCGTATGCTGGTCGAGCCTGCGGAACCTGAGGGGAATCATGGCGAACGTCATCGGAAACCGCAGCACGAACGCCAGCAAGCTGGAACGCTGGTTGGGCAAAGAGCAAGTCGAGGGCATTTCGTCGTCGATGCGCAATTGGTACGGGAAGCGCCCGATCCTCGTCGGCGGCGTGCCTGGCGCGGGCGGCGTGTGGTGCGGTCGCGGCGGTGATTTCGTGGGGCGCATCGACGGCGGCGATTTCATGGGCCTCGCTGAACGCTGCGTCGAGCGCGTCGATCACGCCGTCGCCAAGATCGCCGGGCGTCACCGGATGCACGGCTTCTCGTCGTTGTCGGACCTGATCAACGAGGTCAGCAACTTCGGCAAGCGGAAGGACTTCACGTTTCAGAAAGCCGGCACGACGAGCGTCGTCGGCGCGACAAATTCGCTGTGGCGCGTCGGAAACTACCCGGCAGCGGCGAACGCGGCGAGCAACGCGCCCGGCGGCAACGTGCCGACCGACGCGACGCAGGGCGCGTTTTTCTACGTCAACCCGACCTCACCGGATACGCAGCATTTCGTCCGCGCCGATGTGATGTCGTCGGTCGCGCCGCGAAATCTGCTCATGTATGACCGGATCTTCGAGGTCAACAAAACGATGTCGTCGACGGCGGCCGAGACAGTCACCGGCACGCCAACGCGGTATCAAAACACCGCCGACGACCAACCCGACTCCCGCGATGGGAATTTCCTTGCGATCGAAATTCAGGCGGCGCTCGGCAACACCGCGCACAACTGGACGACGGTGACCTACACCGATCACAACGGCAACGCGGCGACGCTGCCATCGTTGACCGGCAACGCATCGGGCATCGTCAATCGTTTGGACCACCCGCTCAATCAGTGGTTCGCGCCGCTGGCGGCGGGCGACAACGGGATCGGCACGCTGACACAGATGCAGTGCTCCGCGTCGGTGACGGGGACGGTGGCATTTTTCATCGGGCACCCGATCGCGTGGCTGCCGTGCGTCGTGGCGAACATGGTCACGATCGTCGACGGCATCAATACCGCGTTCAACCTGACGCGCATCTTTGACGACGCCGCGATCGCGTTCCTCGACGCCAATTGCGCGGCGACGACAGCGCCCACGTTCAATGGGATGTTCGCCACGGCGTCGGGCTGATCGACGTAGGAGGTCGTCGCCGTGCATAAGATATTCGGCAACGGCCGCGTCGTTCAGTCGTGGGCGCAGACGCAGTGGGCGCCGACGCTCACTGCGCACGACCCCAACCCGCCGATCACGCTGGAGGACCCGCTCGGTGCCACAGGCACCGCGGCGATCACCCTCGACACCGTCGTCTCGTCGGCGGCGGGCTCGCCCAAGGTCACGTCCTCCGGTTCGCCCACGCTGGACACCGTCACTGTAGCGGGCGCTGGCGGGCCGCTGGCGACCATCACGGGTACCGCGGCGGTCACCCTCGCCACGGTGGTATCCGCGGCTTCTGGTTCGCCACGGGTCAATGGCAGCGGCGCCCCCACGCTGTCCACCGTGGTCAGCGCCGCCGCGGGGTCGCCGCGCATCGTCGGCACTGCTGCGCCCACGTTGGCCACGGTCACGAGCGCGGCCGCCGGCAGCCCGAGGATCGTCAGCACCGCGGCGATCACGCTGGCCACGGTCACGTCATCGGCGACGGGTAGCCCGCGCGTCACGTCCTCGGGTGCGGTCACCCTGGCATCGGTGGTGGTGGCGGCCGACGGCAACGTTGGCGCCGCAGCCCCCACGGGCACCGCCGCGGTCGTCCTCGCCGACGTCATCGCCGCAGCCGTCGGCACGCCGATTGTGGTCGGCAGCGTGGCCGCGACGCTGGGTGATGCCACGTCCTCGGCAGCGGGCACACCTGTCGTCAGCGGCACGCTGGCCCGCACCCTCGACACGGTCACCATCGCCGCGGCGGGCGGGCAAAAGATCACGGGCGATGGTGCGCCCACGCTGGCGTCGGTCACGGTCACCGCCGCAGGCATCGTCGCCACCTACGCCAGCGGCTCGCCCACGCTGGCGAACGTCGTCCCGCAGGGCATTGGCAGCGCGGTCGAGGCAGCGTCGGGCGCGGTCGTCCTCGACGACACGGTGGCCATCGGCGCAGGACAGACGCTCTACCCGGTGGGCGCCGCCACCATCGCGCTCGCCGATGCACTGGCCGCAGCGACGGGCACCGTGCGCACGCTGGGCGCGGCATCCATCGTCCTCGGCGACGTCGTCGGCGAGGGCCTTGCCGAGGTAGTGCGCGAACAGAAATACCGGCGGACCAAGTCTCTCCTGGTCACGGTGCCCAACCGCTACCGATAGGGCTGCACAGCGCATCCGTGCGTGCTACGCTATGCGCATCCCGCTTCGGCGGCGTCTCCCTTGGCATGCACCAAGGCGCTCACGCAGACCGTTTCGGGGGCTCGCAAATGGAGCAGATCGCCGCCGCTGTGCTGTCCGCTGTCGCCGGCGCCGCCGCCGCGTGGGCGACGACGCAAAGCAGGATCAAGCGGCTGGAGGAAGTCTCTGCCGAGCTGAAGGCAGACAAGGCGAGCAAGGAATCCCTCGACGCTGTGCGCACTGCTGTCGACCGCTTGCGCGAGGACCTCGACAAGCGGTTCGACCGTCTCGAGGACGCCATCCGAGCAATCAAGGGGAAACCATGATCGAGAAGATGATCGAGGACGTCGCCACACCCAACGCGCTCGTCAATATCGTCGCCGTGCTACTGGCACTGTTCGCGCGTGACATCGTCGTCGGCGCACTGCGAGCCGTCGCAAAGCGAGTGAAAGAGGACCGCGACCCATCCAACGACTGGATGGCGGACGCTGCCCTGGTGATCGTCGGCGCCGTCGAGAGGGTGCGCGTCCCGGGCCGCAAGTGACGACCCCGAGATACAAGCAAGCCGATCCGCGGTGGTCGCAGGCGACGCTGGGGTTCGGCCCGTCGACGATCGGCCGGTCTGGTTGCTTGCTGGTCTGTCTCTGCGAGGCGGCCCGCGTGCTGCGCGGTGTCGAAATGCCACCGCCGCTGCTGAATAGCGCAGGCATCGATCGCAAGGCGTTTTTGCACAGCATGGCGATCACCGCGCAACTTGGCGGCCTCGCCGGCCTCGTCGTCAGCGAGAAGATTACGGGCGATGCGTCGCAGCTTCGCGGCGCGATCGGCGAGGCGTTCCGCGGTGGCGGCCTGACCATCGCGCACGTCGACCACACTGGCGACGTGTTCGGCGACCATTTCGTGTTGCTGTTGTCCGAGGGGCATGACGCCAGCGGCAACAAACGGATCACCTACGCAGACCCGGCGACGGGGCGCGAGGCCGAGCTTGACGCGGTCAACCTGTGCGGCATCACCGTCTGGGGCACGCGCCCAAAGCAGTACCGCGTGATCAGCGTGCGCACGGTGACTGCCGCGTCCTGACGACGGGGGCGACGTGACCAAGCCAAAGAAGAAGCACAAGACGCGCGAGGACGTCGAGCACATCCTTGTGTGCTCGGACGTTCACGTCCCCTATCACGACCCCTTCGCCTGGCGTGCGTTCCTCGCACGCCTCGACGACGTGCGCCCCGATCGGCTGATCATCAATGGCGATTTCGCTGACTTCCTGTCCGTCTCGCTTCACGAGGACGGACAGCCCGCGCCCGAATTCGCGGCCGAGGTCGAGGCGGTCAAGAACGAGCTCGCGCGACTGCGGGCATCGATGGGGCAGCGCCCCATCCACTACGTCGAGGGCAACCACGAGCACCGATACGTCAGGTACGTCGCCAAAAAGGCACCCGTGCTGCGCGGGCGCGAGACGTGGCAGTCGGCCCTCGGCCTCGTCGACCTCGGCATCACGTCGACGTCATACGGCAAGGTCCACAAGATCGGACACCTCGGATTTACCCACGGGGTGTACGCGGGCGACAGCTACGCAAAGCAGCACCTCCTGCGGTACGGAATGTCCCTCGTCATCGGGCACTGCCACCGCGCACAGATCCACACGATGCCCGTCGCTGGCGCCGATGGCTCGCAGCACGTCCGCGGCGGATTCGGAATTCCCTGCCTCGCCCCCGTCGACGAGGCGCCCTATCTGAAAGGCCCGACCGGATGGACGCAGGGGCATGGCGAATTTTGGGTCGAGCGCGAGTCTGGGCGTTTTACCGCCGACGTCGTCATCTACACCGGGCAACGATTCTGGCGGGACGGCAAGTGCTACGACGGGAGGGCGTGATGGACCTACTGGACCTGATCATCATCATCGTCGAATGCGTCGCCATCGGATTCGGCATGGAGATCGGCGCATTCGTCGCCAAGGCGTTCGCCGTGCGCCTGCTGAATTCGTCCGCGGTGGCGCATGACGCCGAGGACGAGGCAGAGGAAGAAGCCGAGGAGGAAGAAGAAAAGACCAAGCGACGACGACGAGGCAAGGCAAGCCGCGGGCAGGGGGGTCCGTCGACATCGGCCGCCGTGCGTGTTATGTAAGTGGCTATGTTGCGCGTCCTCCTTGGGTCGACCGAGACGATCACGACCTATCCGCGCCTCGCGGCCGATGGCGTACTGACCTCGCACGTCGCCACGTCGGCGACGGCGCGGCGTGTCGGCACCGGGTCCAGCGACGCGGCGGACACCTACGTCGCGGCGACCATCGATCCGCTGTCGACGACGACGCAGGGCGCCCATCAAGAGGGCGACGACTCGATCACCGTGCAGGCCGCGCAGACGTGGGTCGCAGGTCGGCGGTACTTGATCACGGACGCCACCGCCGGGCGGGAAATCGTCGTCGTCGCGTCGAAGTCTGGCCTGTCCACTGAGCTGTGGCTGGCCGAGCCTCTGGTCAGCGACGTCGGGAACAACAGCACCGTGCGAGGCATCGCCGTGTCGGTGGCGCTCACGGCGCAGCAGACGTCGATGGCGGGTGCTGGCTATGTCCTTTTCCGCGCCACGATCGACGGCGTCACGCGAGAATGGGAGGAGCCCTTCCGCGTCGTCCGGCGCATCACCTCGGTCGCGCTCACGCCCACGCATCTGACGCAGGCATATCCGGTCGTCCGCAAGATTGCCTCGGCGACAGACACCACGCTCGAGGAGGTGATCAACGCCACGTGGCATCACATGGTCGTCCCCGCACTGGCGGCCCGTGGCGTGCTCGACGAGGACATCATGACCGACGACGTGGTGGAGCCGATGCACGCCGCGGCGTGCGTGCTGCACCTCGCGCGGCAGTGGCCGCAGGCGTCCGCGGAGTACGTCTCGCGTCTCGAGCAGTCCTACGAGCAAACCAAGGCGACGACGTGGGACCGGATCGATTTCCTGACGGCGTCGCAAAACGACGTCACGCCTGACGCGCCCATGCCTGGATCGCAGGGTCCGCGGTGGGTGGGGATCACGCGATGAGCTGGGCCGCCGTGCGCCCTGTCCTCGTCGGCATCGTCGCGGGCGTCGCCCCGACGATCCGCAAGCAAGGGCTGCCGTCGAAATTCAAGCACGACGACAACGGCAGCGAGGACGCGCCGATCGGCGATTCGCGGCGCTTCTGGCTGTCGGCGAAATCGGGCAACGCGATCGGCCACGTCCAGCCGACGGCGACGCGCTACCGCACCTCCGTCGACGTCGTTGTCGAATACGTCATGGACGCCGACAGCGCGACGATGGACACCGCAATTGTCGAGGACGCGGTGGAGATCATCCGGGCGCTCGCCACGTCGACCAATTGGGGTCGGCCAGCATCAACGATCGTCGCTGTCTCGCCGGCCGGGGACAGCCTTGGGCCCTTCGTCGTCGAGGACGTCGACGGGGGCAAGCGGCTGCGCATCACCCTTGACGTGGAGTACACGCGATGACCGACATCCTCAGACTGCAAACCCTGCGCTATGCGCTGCACGCTGACGCGACCACCTTCAGCGGCACGCCTGGCACGCTGGTTCCGCTGCAACTCACCGACGACGGCGCGTCGTTCCTCCCGCGCAATCGGACGCCCATCGATCGCAACCTGCGGTCGCTGTCGGGCCGGCGCTTCCCCCACGTCCGCGGTGCGCAGGACGTCGCCGACATCACGGTCGCCACCGAATTCAAGGGAGTCAACGCCAACACGGGCGCGGCCGTCACCGATTGGGAAGCGAAGATGGAGCAGGGCTACCTGCTCGCCTCGCTGTTCGGCGCGGTGGCGCCCGCGACGACGGGCGCGGCCCCGACGATTGCCGCCGCTGGCCACACGCCTGCGTCGGGCATCGTGGCATTTACCTCCGCCGCGAACGTCCAGAACGGCGCCGTGATCGGGTTCGCCACGGCGTCGGGCTTTCAGGTCGGGCGCGTGGCCTCGGGCGGCGGCGCGTCGACGACGAGCGTGACGCTGGACCACCCATACAGCGGCGCGCCGACGAACGCCGCTACGGTGTTCCGGTTCGCGGTCTATTCGGTCAGCGACAGCGTGACACAGCACGTCCACGGGTTCTTCTCGGCCGAGGGCGACAACTGGCGCCGCGACTACTTCGGCTGTGCCCCGATGAGCATGAACCTGTCGATCCCCAACACGGGGATCCTCGGCATGTCGTCGGTGTTCTCGCCGACGTCCTTCGCCGACGTGGCCGAGGCGAATCCCGCCTACGCAGACCCGACGGCGGGCAGCCCGATCGTGTCCGACGGTGGGATCTTCCGCCTCGACGGGGCGGAATTCCTGCTGCGCAATTGCTCGATCACCTATAACTGCGCGACGGCCATGCGTGAGACGGCGAGCCGCGCGAACGGCCGCCTGGGCGGTGTCTGCGGCACCGGCGACGGAAAGTCGTTCACGATCGAAGGCGAGCTCTACCTTGGCGCCTCGGCGGGCGCGACGGCGCTGGCCGAGCTTGTCGACAGCAGCGGCACGCCGTCTATCAACCAGCTCCTCGGCGACAGCGACAGCGCTGGCGACGTGTCGACGGTGCGCGAGGTGGCGCTGCAGGTCGGCACCGAGGCCGGGGCTTGCGTGTATGCGCTGCTGCCGACCGCCGATTTCCGGGCCAGCGTGCAGGCCGGCGGCGCGTTCCCCGTCGTGCGTTTTCAGGCGATGGGCACGGGGGCGTTGCCGGCGGTACTCGCCGTCGGGTAGCGTCCGGGCATATGCCCGCAATCCTGATCTACCCCGGACAGCAGGGCGACCCCGTCGCCCTGCAATCCGTTTTGCGCGAGGCCCACGAGGCCGCGCGTGCCGCACGTCAGACCGAGATCGACGCACGCCGCAAGGCCCGCGTCCCCCTTGACGACGCGACCAATTGGCAGGAGGTCGCCGAGGCGGTGGCCCGTGCCAGCCTCGCTCACGGCGAGCGCGACAGCGGCAAGGTCGCTGCGGCTGCGCGCGACTTGCTGGCGCACACCGACGGCAATGCCTTGGAGCCGCTGGGCGAGTACCAGCCCGACCCGGACCTCGACGGGATCGTGGTGACGATGCGGATCGTCGACGACGCCACCCGTCGCCTGTGGTCCGCGCAGACGCAGGCGGCGTGGATCGCCATCCGCAATTCGATTAAGTCAGACGACGTCGTGGCCCGCCGTGACGCCTATTCCCGTCTTGAGGGCGTGTATGAGACGGTCATAGTGGGCGTCGTGGCGAAGCTAGACGGGCTGCAAGGCATGAAGGCCACCGTGGCCGAGTCGATGCCTGCCTTGCGCCTCGCCGGGCTTCTGGTCCCGCTACACGTCGCTGCGCGACATTTCCTCGAGCTTCCCCCGGGAAAAGCACTGCGCTGTGGGCAGCAACCGCCGTCGACCTGAGCGAATTCGATTGCTCGCGCTGCCCTGGAGCGCGGCGGCAGGCGTTCGGGTGTCACGGTGGGGCGTCCATGGCGTTCTTCGCCGCCACCGAGCACGAGACGCGGACCTGTCCACGGCGCCACCTGCTCAATCACCCCGACGTGACGGGGCCTCTGTCCCTGTGGCGGGCCTGCGAGGGCAAGCCGGGGATCGAGGCCCTGCGCGTGCTGTCGACGCACGCTGTCGATGCTTTTGCCGTCATCGACCGCGGTCGGTCTGCTAAGATGGCCGACGACGCACGGCAGGCCGAGGCGGCGCGAAGCAGCGCCACGGCGGCCCCACCGCGGAGGCGATGATGGCGGGCCAAACGATCGAGACAGTCATCACCGTCGACGCGAAGCAGGCACAGGCCGAGGTTGCCAAATTCGCCGGCAAGCTGTCCGAGGTCGAGCAGAACGCCAACACGACGAGCGGCCGGCTCGACGCGATGCAAAAGTCTGCAAAGGGCCTACAGGAAAAGATGGGCCCCGCGGCCGCTGCGATTTCCGGCGTTGCTAGTGCCCTCGGGCAGACCGGCGGCGAGGCTGCCAAGGTCGTGGCAGGCGTCGGCCAGATGGCAGCAGCCTTCGGGGCTGGCGGCCCGTTTGCCGTTGCCGTCGTCGGCGGGACGCTGCTGCTGGACGAGTATCTGAGGGTTCAGAAAGAGACGACGACAAACCTTGCGGTCGGATCTGCTGCGCTTGCCAACTATGGCAAAACGATGCGCGACCAGACGACCGCGGCCACGATCGAATTGACGGCGAAGCTGCGCGAGGCGCGTAAGGAAATCGCAGAATTCGGCAAGACGCAGGGCGAGCTTGACGTCATTCAAGCCAAGGCGACGGTCAGAGACACCGAATCTCGGCTCGAAAACCTCGACAAAAGCATCGAGCGCCGAAAGGCGATGACCTTTGAATTGATCGAGGAAAGCCGGCGTCTCGGCATGAGCGGCGCCGAGCGAGACGAGCTCAACCGGCGCCAGCGCGAAAACAACGACCTGATCGCCAAGGAAGAAGCGCGAAGGGCTGAATTGTCAGTCGCGCTCAAGACTCAGTCCGACGCAACCCGCGGACTGATTCAAGCGCAATCGGAGCTCGACAAGCTGCAAGCAAAGGCTGCGGCCAGCAAGAAGCCGCAGGCTGCCAGCGACAAGCAGGACGCAGATCGGGAGCAGATTTTCGCCAGAACGCTGAGCGAGATCATGGACCCGTTCGGTCAAGCGACCATGGTTGCTGCCGATGACCTCACCGTCATCAGCCACGCGGTCACGGCAACGACCGACGAGATCGAAAGGATGAACGCCGAATTCCTCGGCGCTGACGATGCTGCGATGGTGCTATCTGGCGCGATTGCCATGACGAGCGATGAGATCGAAAGGATGAACGCCGAATTCCTTGACGCGAAGGAGACGGCATTCGATTGGTCCGGCATGTGGTCAGATGCCGTTGATAGCGTCGCCGATTCGTTCGGCGACCTGCAATCGGTGGCGACTGGCGCGCTGTCCACGCTGACGGCAGGGACGCAGCAATACCTTGACGACGTGATCACCGGACAGGAAAACGCTGAGGCGGCGCTTGCGACGATGCTCATGCGCACCGCGGGGCAAGCCCTGATCGGCAGCGGTATCGACCTCGGCGGCCGCGCGGTGGTGTCTGCCTTTACCCCTGGCCTGCAACCCTTGGCCGCGGCGCAGGGCGCAGCAGCGGCGGGTCTGATTGCCTCTGGTGTCGCGCTGGGCGGCACGGCGACGGGCATTGAGCACATGGCGGCCGGCGGCCAGATCGGCAGGCCGCTGCCCGACAAAAAAAGCGCCACCGACCGAGGCGCGTCCCCGCGCTCGTCCCGCGGCGGCGGCGACGGTGGGCCCCTCGTGATCAATATCAGCTATGGTGTTGGCGGACCGCTGCCAGAAGACACCGCACGCGAAATCGCCCGCGTTCAGCGCACGGGTAATCGGAGGTCCGGAGCATGACCTATCCTGTCCTCCTGCCCGCGATCGTCCTGACGAGCGCGAACAATTCGATCCGATTCAGCGAAGGTGTCACGACGGCGACAGCGGTCATCCCGGCCGGGACGTACTACCTGCGCGGCAACTACACGAGCAATCTGATCTGGCCGTCGGAGGATTTCTCCGTGTGGACGACGGCTGCCACGGTGGGCGCGGTGCCTGGATACGGCGTCGCGCCAAACGGCGCGTCGTCGTTCATGATCTACAAGATCACTGCCGCGACGTCGCAATTCATCACGCGGGCAATCACGTCGATTTCCGCCACGTCCACAGTCTCGGCGTTCGTCCGCAAGGCGACAGCGGACCTCACCGATTTCAACCTGTACGACACGACGGCCAACGTCGATCGGCATCTGGTGCGTATCGCGTGGTCGTCCACCGGTGTCCCGACGCTGTCGACGGTGTCGGGGAGCGGGACGCTGTTTCCGCCGCAGAATTGCGGGAACGGCTGGTGGCGCATCGCATTCAGCATCACCGGCATCGTCACCGGAAACGCCAATTCGCTGTTCCTTTACCCCGCCAGCACCGGACCATTTGAAGGCAGCGTCGAGGTGTGGGGCGTGCAGGTCGAAACAGGCGCAGCCGTGCGCGACTACGTCAAGACGACGACGGCGTCTGCCGTCGGCCCGTCCGATGACTTTTGCCTTGCGCTAAAACAGGCCATGGAGTCGGCCACGGCGTCGACGAACATCTATGACATCGACGTCACGCGCAGCATTTCTCCGTCTGCTCCGCACACGATACTGACCATCACCAGAAACGCAGGATTCGGATCGGATGCTTTCGGGATTCAGTGGCCCAACGCACTGACGACGTTTGACGAGCGTCTTGTCGGATTCAGTGCAAACAGCAGCGGCGACTTTCCGCCCGGCGGCGCGTTCAAGGTGTCGACGCAGGCGTGCGCGGCATCGTGGGTTAGCAACGACATCCCGCGCGAAATGGAGCCCATTAGCGAGCGCGTCGTGGCCGTGCCTCGCGCGGCCTCGGGGCGCGTGCAGGGCGTGTCACGCTCGGCGCGGATGCAGTCGTGGCGCATGGGGCTCGCCTTCGTCGACGAGCGGCGGATGTTGGTCGACCGTGGCCTCACTGGCCCATGGGACACGCTGGAGGGGTTCATTGAGCGGTTCGGGGCTGGCGCCGCGTTCGAGCTGCACCTTGCCGACATCGCCAGCGGGACCACGCTGGCGCCCCTGTCGCTTGCCACGCGCGTCGACGCCATGCACTTCTCCGAGGACACCCTGTCGGGCTTTGCGCCGACGCGCCTCGGCCCTGGTGTGCCGCTCTACTCGATCGATCTGCGTCTCCACAGTAGGGTGTGACCCGTGACCTTTTACGCCACAGTCGCCGGCAGCAACGCACACGTCGATCTGGTCCTCGCCCTGCGTGTCGAGGGCATCCCGGTGGCGTTCGTCGAGCGCACCGTCCCGTCCGCGGTGGCCTCGGCCCTGTCGGGCTACACGCAATTTGCGGGGCTCACCCGCGTCGAGGAGGGTGAAGCGGTGCTCGACATGCAGCAGCGCCGCGAAATGGCGGCCACGCTGCAAGTCGACATCCTCGACGACACGGCCCGCACGCTGTCGGCGCTGTTCTCCGTCAACACGCGCCCGGTTGCGTACATTCGGCTTGACGGGACGTCCTCGGACACCGAGGTCCGATTCGACACAGCGGGCGTCGCCGCGCTGTCGGACGGGCAGGTCATCTACACCGACAACGAAACGATCATCCTCGGCAGCGTCAGTCAGGCGCAGGCGCGGGCGATCAACTGCACCCGTGGTGCGTATGGGTCCACGGCTGCTGCGCTGTATGGCGAAACCGGGACGGGCCGTACCGACGGCGAGTCGGTCTATACCGTGCCGCCCAATTGGGTCGGCCGCCGCGCGTACCTGTACGGGTATACGCTCGACGCCGCGGGCGGCGGGTTCGAGCAGCTTCTGGGGACATGGATCATCGACACGGCGCCACTGCATCGCGGCGACCTGTCGTGGTCGCTGTCGATGGCCAGCGTCGCGCAGGAATACTACGAGCGCACCGTCGGCTATGGGTTGCAGACTGCAACGATCGTGTCGAATGCGGCGCGTCCTACGTTCTCGGTTGTTGGTGGGCGTGATGTCGTCCAATTCAAGGTTGACGATGCGTCGGTGTTCCGGCTCGGGACAAACTATCCGACGTATGCCGTGCTGCTGTCGCCCGAGGGCGACCGCGCCTGCATCGTCGAGGTGCAGGCAACCAACACCGCGACGAATGACCTGTCGTTCTACATGGATGGATTGTTCGGCACGCGCCTGCCGGACGTGTTTTCGTTCTTGACCGTCGGCAGCGGCGGCGGTGCGACTATGCGTCCCCTCGCCATGCTGCCGCCCGGCAACGCGCCGCTGTATGCGCTGGTCAGCCGCGAGGGGCAGGGCACGACGACCTATGACCTCTTGCCTGGTCGCGCCATCGTCTCCGTCGACAACCCGGGCTGGCGCCTCGGCGCAGGCTTCACCACGTCGGAGATCGACGTGGCCTCGTGGGAAAACATCGGCACGCCCAACCTGTCGCTGATCATCGATGACCAGATGAGCGTGGCCGACCTGCTGCGGGAATGGTGTCTACTGTCGGACACGGCCACGCGCGTCGATTCGCAGGGGCGTCTCTCGGTGTTCTCAATCTCGTCGACGCGGTCGACGACATCGACGACTCTAGACGCAGGGAGTGTCATCCCTGACAGCCGCGTCGAGGTCGTCGCCGACGAGGACAGCATCTTCCCGCTGGCGTCGGTCAAGACAGGATACAGCCCCCTTACCCGAGACTTCGGCGTGGAGGTGCCCCTCGTCGACACGGTGACAGCGCGACGCTATCGGCGAGCCCCGCAGACATTCGATCTGGAGATGCGGAGCCTGAGCGTGTCGGATGCGCCACGCAGCGATCCAGACGCGCCCGCGTTCACGCACCCGTCGACCGTGCGCCTGGCCGAGCTACCCACGATGCTGGCGAACATCCAGCGCGGCGACGGTGGGCTTGCCCGGCGCCTGATCCGCCTGTCGCTGACGCTGCGCCACCTCGACCTGCGCATCGGTGACGTGGTCACCCTGTCGGGCCTGCCCGATGCATTCTCCACCCTCCCCAACTTGGAAGGCGGCACGCTGGAAGGCGCACGGGCTCGCGTGATCGCACGTCGGCCGCGCTATGACGATGGGCGCGTCGACGTGCAGCTTGCGATCCTCGAGCCCGTGGTGGTGATCTGCCCGTCCTGCGTGATCGCCAGCGCGGCAGGGGCGACGTTGACGCTGTCGACGACGGACGATGCCTCGACGTCCACCCCGGCAAACGATTTCATCGTGGGGCGCGGCGTGCAGGTGTACGACGTGTCGGCAAACGCCGTGCATTCGACCAGTGTGGCGAGCATTCCCGCAAGCAATCAACTTGTCCTCGCTGCTGCGCCTGGGTTCGTCGTAGAGGCTGGCGTGGACGTGGTGACGCTGTCTCCCTACTTCGGCGCGAGCACAGACGCGACGTCGGCCACGGGGTTCTCGCTGTCGGAAATGGCGGTCACAGTCTCGACGCCGCCGAGGGCGCCCGCCTTCGGTGTCATCAATAGAACGCCGCGGTGGAGGTAGCCGATGCCGAATGGAGCACGCACGCGCGAGGTGGCCAAGGATGCCCTAATCCTTCGTCGATGGCAGGCTGGCGCCGTCGCGGGTGACTATCAGGACGTGCAGGACCGCGTGTGCGGCACGAACGGCATTTCGTCGACGCTGACCATCAATCACACCGGTGCCGGCCGCGGATGCCCGCTGCACATGCCGCTGACGTCGCAGCGGATCGGCCGCTCCATTGAGTTGACGTCGACGGACACCGCGGACACGTTTTACATCCTCGCCTTACCGATCTTCATTCCGGCGGGGAGTCAGCAGCAGCACATCCTCGAGGTCGACTGCCTGCGACGTGGCGACGCTGTAAGCGATGCGGTGTTTGTCGAGGTGCGCAAAGCGTCGTGGGCGCTGGATTCCGGTCCGACGCCGATGGTGACAGCAACGGATACGGGCACCGTCTCGGGCGTGCAGCGTCTTTCGCTGACGCTCCCGACGGGCTGGCAATATCTCCTCGTCTATCGCCGGCTGCTGCCCGGTGCGCAGACCCTAGACACGCTGGTCGGCTGGCGCCTGTACCCCGACTATTCCTTTGCCGGCGAGGCAAACGGCCTGCTCCCGCAGGCGGCAACGGGCATCGGGACGCCATATCCGGCGCTGTCATCATTCACGCCGACGACGGCCGCGGCGAATCAAATCCCGTCGTCGATGACCGCGGCGGTCAACCCGACGGTCGATGAGCCGCCGCTGTCGGCTTACGTCCTGACGCGCGTCAACCGGATGATCGGAACGCTGTGGGAATACCTCACTGGCGCCAAGATCCCGGGGAATGCCACCTACACGACGACGACGACGCGGGATCTCAACAAGGCAAATTTCACCGCCGAGCCTGAGATCGACTTTCCAATCTGCTCTATCGCCCTCGGGTCCTACCCGACGACGGGGACAGCAAAGGGCGGATGGCTCGGCACCTATGGTGCGTCCCCGACGCAGGGGCCGACGCAGTGGGTGCGCTACCCGCTGACGCAAAACACCGCCACCACGATCAACCTGACCTACCTCCGACAATGGATGCCGCCATTCGCCACAGGCGCGTCGAGCAAGCTGCGATGCGAGATCCTGTGCGCCAAGTATCAGGCGGCGGACACGCTCACTAATTGGCGCTTCACGGTGAACGAGGCGACGGCGGGCAATTCGTCGACGGTGGCGCTGACGCAGATCGGGGCCACCGATTACTTCGTCGCCAGCATCACCGACGTAAGGTTCACCGCTGGCGCTGAAAACTACTTCACGATCCTACTGACGTCGACGACGACAGCTGCCCCGCTGACGCAGGAATTGATCGTACTCGGATTCACGCTTGCCTTTGACCCATGAGGTGACGATATGCCACCGCTTCAATTCATCACCTCGACGCAGTGGTTGCGGCAGTCCGAGCTAAAGGGCACCCGCCCCGCCACGGCGAGGATCGCGCAGTCCCTCGCCGGGCGGAATCGCTACCTGTATGAGCTTGCCACGGGCGAACCTGCGTTCGCCGACGGGCAGGCCACGCCGCTGAATCCGCAGGGTGCCCTCGGTATCGATCACAGTGGTCCACCGTGGGGGAATGCGCTCCAGCATCCTATCTGGACGGCCGACGGCCACCTCGGCGGCAGCGCGGACATTTACGGCGAGTCGGTGGTGGTATCCGTCCCGTCCTCGTCGACGGTCACGATCATTGCCCGGTTCGTCGTGCGTCCGTTCCAGCTGTCCCCACTGGTCCCCTACTCCCGCGCCCGCCTGGCGGCCGTCGGTCGCACGGCGGGGGGCGCAGCAGTCACCACGTCGGCCACCTTCGCGGTGTACGACGGCGTCGGCACAAACTCGGCATCGCGCACCACAACGATGACGTCGACGGCGGGGGCGATCGCTGGGCTGGCGGGCAACGTGTACGCCAACATCGAATGGATCAAGCGGCGCGACCCCGAGCCCACGGAGGCGCGGTGGGTGACGCTAGAGCGCCGAATCGAAATCACCGAGACGAGCGGCAACGGCAGCATCGACATCATCGCGATGTCGCTCAACCAGACGGTCCGCCGCGGTCACTGACGGCGTCGGACACAATACGCAGCAGCCTGCGCAGGCGTGCGACTTCACGTCGCAGCGCCGCGGCTTGCGCCTTCTCGTCGTCCAGCATCCCGACAAGGGTAGCGATCCGCTGGCGTGCCTGCGTCAGATGGTACCGCGCCTGGGCGGCTGTCATCGTGCGCACGTCAGCGGTCGCCGTCCGTTCCGTGGTGCTACTCACCGCGGCCGTCCCACCACTCGTCCATTTGCCGCTGCCTCCGTCGTTCGCTGGCCGTGTCTTGCGCGTACACACCGACGACGCCGAGGGCGAACGCCACGATGATGATCGACGGGATGATCAGGATCTCGCTAACCATAAGACGCCTCCACAACAATCACGCGGTCATCGCCGACGCCGTGCCGCGCACGGTCACGCGCGGTTGCGATCCTTGCGTACCCCTCGCGGATCAACTCGTCGACGGTGACGGCGTTTTGCTTAGTTTTTGCCAGCCATCCGACGGTGCGCAGGTGATCCAGCGCCTTCGCTACAGCGTGGCGGCGCTTGAGTGCCTTTCCTTTTGCGGCACACATCATATCCCGACGGCACGGCGCGCAGTGTGGCGTTCGTTCGGTTGCCGGGGATACCTTGCATCGCCCGCAAAGCCGACGCGGCGTCTCGACGTGCGGCAACAGCTCCTCGTCCATGCACCGCACCTGGGCGGGCTTGTGTTGCCTCGGGCGCTCGTCGTCGACGATCACGCCACAGGAAAAAAGGAAATCAGCCATTGCGCACGCTCCACAGGTCTAGGTCGTCGGTGCCGTCCCATCCATCAATCGGCCACGCAGGAGGCGGCACGCCAGAGGCGCGGAACACCTCGACGGCAGCAAGGACGCGCCAACGTTGCATGGGGACGATGTTGCGCTCCCATCGCATTAGCGTCGTGGGCCGCACCGACAGCGCAAGGGACAGGTCACGCTGCGACCACTGCGCCACCTTGCGGGCGAGCACAAGGGCCTCGCCACCGCCGCGCATCACCGGATCGCGGCGTCTGACGTAGTTTCGTTGCCGTAGCTTTTCCCTGTTCTCGAGGTCGCGGATGCGCCTCCGCAGGTCGTCGATCTGCTGCTGTAGCGTGTCCACGTCTCACTCCGCAAACATGGTAGGGGTGTATCCGTTCGCCAGCCTGCGCGTGGCGATGTCGTAGTGTTCCTGCTTCTCCTCGGCGCCGACAGCGCGGCGACCCTCGGTCAACGCGGCAAGCAGCGTCGTCCCCGAGCCCGCGAACGGATCGCAAACGAGGTCACCCGGCCGGCTGTAGTCGCGCACGATGGAGCGCATGAGGTCGATGGGCTTGGCCCCCGCGATGCCCACGCCCTTTTCCGTCGGCGCTTCGTACGCGCCTGGGAGGCATCCCCACGTCGAGAATTCGCGCGTCCGCGGGCGGCTGACCATCGCATACACC